CGCAGTAACAAATGGTCCTATAGTTGGATCATCATTAATTGCTGCTGCCCATGCAGTTGTTACTTCTAATCCTGTGAAATTTCCTGTTCCTGCAGCACAACATCCTGTTAAGTCAGCAACAAAATAATTGTTTCTACCTAAGAATCTCATTATATTGTCTCCTTTAAGATCAATACGTATTTGAGGATGTGATCCACAAGGGTAACATGTATCAGCAACAGTAATTACAACATCAGCAGTAGTACAAGCAGCTCTACAATCTGCACTCCATACTTTAGTGATGTATTGTGGCTTAATAACTTTTGATTTAATACTTTCAGAATATCCACCGTGAAGAGGATTACCTCCAATAGTATCAGTCTGATTATAATTACCTTGTACAAGCAAAAAATCTCCAGTAGCAATTGTTGCTGATGGATCATATGCTGTATACGTTGATGCATCTACCATACCAAATACTCCGGCAGTAAATGCTGATGTTGCTAAATCCTTAGCGGCAACACTAGAGACTAACATTGCCTTTCTATAGGCGTGACTAAAATAACTCATTTTTTCTTATGCCAGTTTTAGCTGGGCTTTTTTTATTACAAAAAGAACGGCTTTACATCACCATAACAAAGGTAGCCGAATCTAGACCCTTGTTATTGTATATTTTAATATACAACTTATTTAATGTATAAACAAGTTATTAATTATTTTTTTCTGCATACTGTGAACCTCTAATGTATTGGTTTACAGCATCAATATCTCCAGCAATAATTGCTACAGCTTCATCAATAATAAGTTCTGCTATATCATCTTTAAATTCACATTCTACATCTGCAAAAGTATTAGCTTGTGTATATGGATCAACACACCCTAAAATTTCAATATTTATAGGCTTTCTATAATACGTAAGTACAGGCAATACAATATCAAAATCTGTTTTATATATTTTTATAGTGTTTGCTTGCAATGTACAAAATGTCTCACCCCATTCAAAGTCAGGTCTTTTTAAAGGATCTCTCATAATAAGATCTATATTAGCTTCTTCTGATAGATAAACTGTCATTGATCTTGGTTCAGGACAGCACTCAGATGTAGCATCAGTACTTACTCTCTTGAATTCTAGATAATTAGTAGGAAAGTTTATTCCTTGAAAAAAATCTTTATTTGGAGCTCCAGCTGTAAGTACTTGATTAGTAAGTAAAGGTTGTAGATCATCTACTCTACGTTTAGATGCTTCATCTCCTTCCTTATACATATTATTACCATGCAGTTGTCTTCTACACCACTCAATTTGAGCTTTATTAAAAGCTTCAATAATTTGCCAACACTCTATGTTATCATAGTCATTGCTAGCTAATTTATTTAACCTTTGTGTAAACTTTATTTGTAGTGTAGCGTTATTCATTATTTATTCCCAAAGAGGTTCAACTTCATTTAAATACCTTGTTAATATTTCATCATGTTTTGGATTTTTTAAATATGATAGAACTTCAACAGGTCTTTTTCCTAATTTTTCACCTGAATATTTATCATAAATAAAACCATCTGTTTTAGTTTTCATTAAGTCATGTGTCAAACAATCTTTAATTAAAGCCTTAATTTTTAAGTCTTCCATTGATGAGCCAGCTATTTTTATAAATTCTTCAGCAGCTTTCTGTTGGTTTTTTTGTTGACGAAGACCATTAATGTATGCATCCATTTCTTCATATAAAATATCAATTGGTGTACTTCTAATAAACTCTGTACTGTTGGTATGTATAACTTTAGTTACATATAATAACTTTGTTGTATCAGTATCAAATAAAGTTTGTAATGCAGATAAAGCTGTATTTCTAACTTTAGTTAATTTAGTTCTTGTTCCAGTAGTTTCTTGTATTTTATCTAAATAAAATCTAGAACCATTTGATTTTGCTTCTTCAAGACTTTTTGCAATTATTGAAAATCCTCCCGCTTCAATAGCATATAGTTTTATAAGATCAAAAGGATCTTTTACTGGATCTAAATAAAGCGGATCATTACCACATTTAAGTGATATTTTATCCCAGAATTTATTGTTGTCTGGTCTTAATACTTCAACCTTTGTCCAGAAATCTTTATCTTCAGGATCTATGACATTTGCAGCTAACTCTTTTTCAAGCTCACTAACTGCTTCTCTAATTTCTTTTATTTTTGCTTTTTTAAGTTCAGGAGATAGCATCTTTACCTCTGGGGCAAATTCATTTAAACCTGTTATATATCTTGTTATGCCATTTCTTTCTAGACATGTTAATGCTTCATGGTGCCATACTCCTTCAAATAAAGTCATTTTATATTTTTCTAAGCCCATATTATCTTTTTGTTGATCAAAAAATGGACGGATAGCAATAGCATGACTCTTATCCTTTTGGTATTTTTCTATAATTGTTACTGAATTACTCATTGTTTCTTTTGGTTTTAGTTATTAATTGGTTGGTTTAAAAGAAAGTGGGAGGAGCACAAGGCTCCCCCTTCTTTCATATTATTATTTAAGACTAGAATGATCCTCCTGTTACAGGATTTTTCATTACAATCTTAAGAACTTTAGTAGGATCCTTAACCCATACAGCTGGCATTGTTTGTGTCATCATTACACGGTAACCGTTAAATTGCCCTGATGATGCAAACCCTTGACTTCTTCCCATGTAATCCATTGTACCATTTTGGTAGAACCATTTTAATTGGTTATCCCAAGATAGTTTTAATAAGTGGATGTTATCACTTCCTTCATCAGTTACATCAAAGATGATGAAACTATAAGAAGATAAAGGTCTACCATCTACTAATGGATTCTCAATGTCATTAGTATGTAAGTTATCAAACGCTGGGTTTAATACAAACTTAACATTAGCTAAGAAAGGAATAATGTAACTAGTATAAGCAAATCCAAATCCTAGATCCATACCTTTTCCAGTAATAGCTCCAATGTTATCAGCATTTACAACCATTGAAGTTCCATTAGCTTCAGCAGCAATTGCAGCATTAACTAATTGCATTCCTCCAATACCTGTTTGTACAATTAACTGACGTTTTGGATCTGGTCCATCAAATTCAACTTTACCTGCATAGAAGTTATATAATTCATTTTTGAACATATCCAAGCTAAATGCTGACTTGTTATATACTCTTTTGAATGAGTTATCTAATTGTTTCCATAAACCTACTGATAATCTTAAATCATCCGGTCCATCTTGTTTAATTCTACCACCATTACCCCACATTAAGTAAGTCTCAATGTCATTAGCAATTTTAGATAAGTGAGCAGCTTCCATTCCTGTTAAGAAAGTTCTAGAAAGTGAACCATTATCAAATGCTTTTTTAACATAATCTTTACCCATTACAGATGCAATGTCTTCAATAGAAGCTAAAGAAGGATCTAAATTTCCATCAAAGTTTCTCCAGATCTCAGTTACTGGTACAGTACCATCAGCATTCATTCCACCTTTAAGCATTAAATCTGCTCTAGAAGAAATTGAATAGTGAACGTGTGCTTCAGCTCCTCCTACAAAGTTGTAGAATTCACGGAATCCAGTTCCTACTTGAATGTCAGAGAATCTTTCTCCATATTCACCTCTTGCAGAACCTTTTCTAAAGAATTTAGTTCCTACAGTTAAATACTTTGCAGCATCCAATGAAGCAGTGTTATTATTATTTACAAGTTCTACAGTATAAACCCATCCGTCACCTACTTGCAAAATATCTGTAGCAGTTACGTATAATTCTAGTCCGTTGTACTTGTCATAAGTAATGATGTCTCCATGACCAAACTCTCTAGTTGAAAGTTTAATTGTAAAGGGTACGCCATCTGCACCTAAGTCACCAGTTCCTGCTGTAACTATTTGTGGTAATTCTTGAGATACAGGTGTTTGCCACTTGTACTCTCCTCTTGCATTGTCTACCATGATTGTATTCTTACCACCAAAAGATGCCATTTGGTATAAAGGCATTTCTACCTTTTGGGTCATTGCCCACAAATCCACTGGACCCATGTCCATTGGTTCTGCATTACCAAGCATATTTGTCAAGTGATATGAATCCACATGTGACGTAGCTTTATAATTTGTGTCCCTCAAAAAGAGACCATTGTTTAGAACTTGCGTTCCTGGTGTGTTTACTCTTGCCATAATTTTACTTTTTTGTTTTAATTAATAATTGTTGTTGTTAAAATCTTTTAAATATATTATTTCCTCTTGGAAGTGTTTTCTTTCTAGTTGCAGTTCTTCTTCCTGTATCTTGACTACTTGTATGAGAAGTAGAAGCATTTCTATTATTTTGTGCTGTTTTTAACTTTCTTACAGTTTTTTCAACAGCGTTTGTTTCACCCTTTGACATTATCTGTGACTTATATCCAGTTGGATCAGCTAGTAACCATAATGCTTCTGATACTAATGTATAGTTAGGTTCAACAAACTGATACTTTTCTAATAAATGACCCAATAGGTTTGTATTTTGACCTGATATAGATGGATAATTTGGACTGACTAATCCATTATATAACATGGATTGAGTTTTTTTATTAACTTTCATATCTCCTAATGTTCCTTCTTTTAATGTTTCATATACATTAGCCATATAGTTTTCTGATGCCTTTTGTTGCTGTGCTTGTTTCATTTGTTGTTCTTGTAATTTTCTTGAAACAACAGCCTCTGACATCTTATCTAATTTTGGCTTAAACTTAGATGCTTGTTTTTCTAACTTACCTAAATCTTTCCAAATTTCTATTTCTTCTTCAATATCTTCAGCATTACCATAACCTGTTGCACCAAGATATTCTCTGACAATATTTTCTTGACCTGCTATACTTTTAATATCTAAAGATTTGGTTTCCTCAACTTGTGCTAAAGTTGCAAACAAACCTTTTAAATCTTGTCCACCATCTGCAACATATTTTGCAGCAACTTGTAATTCATTTGGTAAACTATCAAAAAACTGTTTTGGTGTCTCTCTCCTTACCTTATTGCCTCTCTCATCCATGTTAGCTTGGATAAGCTCTTTCCAATCCTTGGCAGTATAGTCATCTAACTCTTTACCATCATCAAAAGGAACAATTTCATCATTCTCAATCATCTTCTTAAAGACATCTGTCATGCCTTCAATTCTTTTTCTTCCTTTAGCAGTTGATTTTTCTTCTTCATCTTCTGCTAATTCTAATCCATCATTTAGAATTTCATCAACTTCATTAGCAGTTACCTCAGCTTTTTTTACCTCAACTGCTTCTTCAGTTTCAGTTGTTACAGCTTCTTCAACTTTATTTTCAACAGTTTTAGCTTCTTCTTCAATCTTATCATCAAGAAATGTTAAGTCAACATTACTATTACGTTGAAAAATATTTGGTTTATCATCTTTTTCTTCTGGAAGGGTAATAGAATCTGCACCAGGAGCTCCACTAAAGATCTCCTCTAAGTTTATATCTACTTGTTCTACACTTGTTGTATCCATGTTTGTTTGTTCTGACATATTATTTTTGGTTTTTGGTTACTAATTATTGGTTATTACATATACAATATAAGAAGATTTTTTAAGTAAACCTTATAAATTTGGTAGTTTAGTACAAGTTTTTTGCAGTATATAGCTAATACTACTTTTTCTTATTATTACTAGTACTTTTTACATCATATTTGTTTTTATTTTCACGTGCTATTTGTAAATTTTTATTAGCAATATCACGCTGAGTATTTAGTTTTTCTCTCTCAATATCTAATTTTTGATCAGTAGCATTATTTTTAGTAGCAGCTTGTTCTCTTTTAAAATTCATCTGCTCTCTATACTGATCTCTACCTCTTATATCCTTCATTGCATCAGCAAAATCACTTTCTTGATTTTGATTAATATCTGACTGTGCACCATATCCAGCAGATCTTATTTCAGCAACAGTAATATCTTTTTCAATTTCTGCTTGTGTTCTTGCAGTTTCAAATGCTCTTTGTTTCTCACCTTCTTCAGCCATAGCAGCTGCTTGTTGTTGTTGCATTTGTTGTTGTTGTTGCATTTCAGCTTGTTTCTGTTGTTGAGATTTAGTTTCAGCATCTTTAAGTATATCTGAAACTTCAGCAATAGAATCAGCTTTAAGTACATTACCTAAATCATAAATACTTGCACCTGTAGTATTATTCGTAAGTGCCATTTGTTTTAATTGCTCTAACGTAGCTCTATGATTTGTTCTAGTTGTACAGAATATATTAAAGTCTCTAAGTAAAAGTTCTTTTCCATTTATAGTAAAGTTAACTTTTTCTGCCTCAGATGTAAGGTATGTCAATCTAACAGAAGGGTTAGTACTATGATAATGTTGTGCTAAATCAGTTCTCATTTGGTGAACCCTTGGCATCAAGTGATCAGAATGTTGTACAAAATATGTTTCAGTTTGTGCATATGATTGTTGCATTGCTTGAGTCACTCCTGTTGCTGTCTGTTGGTCTACAGCTCCCCCTAAACGTTGTGGGTTAATACCAATAGATTCAAAAGCTTGATTTTTAAAATGATTAGCTAATTGAATTCTTGACATTAATCTTCCAGTTTGTTCTAAGTTTAATGTTTGATAATGATTAAAGTTAGTAGCATTTTCTGTATTAGTTATAGAAGTATCTAATGGCATCATACCAAAATCTTTCATTGCAACGTAAGCTTTAGCAAGATTATTCTTACCCCAATCCTCACCCATTGAATGACGTGGTAAAGCATTTTGATCAAACATAATAACAGTTCCTAACTCATCAACAAGAATATCAGCTATTTGATTATTAACCATGTTGAATCCTATTTGGTATGGTTTCATTAAATCTACTAGTGATGTTGATCTTGTATTTCTATCAGAGAATACTCTTCCTTCTATAGGGAGCTTGCATCCATATAAAGAGGTGTCCCCTTTAAATTGATACTGCACTCTGCCTGGTTTAGATCTGTTAATACCTAAGTAAATTGGAGCAACCTCAGTATCTTCAGAATTACCAAATGTTGGAGCGTTAGGACCTATTTTTACACCTCCCCACACTTCATTAATCCATATCCAGTCAATATGTTCTCCTTCAATAAGATTTTCTTTAGTCTTTTGTTTAAATAAATGAGTATTGTATATAGCCTTTTCAGTAATTTTATATGTATCATCTACTACTGCTTGGATAACTTCTCCTTCTGTTGTTATTCTTATTAAATGACCAACTTTTCTTTGAGTTTTCCAATAAGTTGTTGTAACTCTCATCATGTCTGAATTACCCCAACTACTAATATCATCTCCTTCATTAAGAATCCAATTTACAATATCTGTACCTTGACTTGGATTATTTCCATATGAACTACTAGCATTAGAATTATATTGTCTATAATTTAATGAATCACCTGTAGTATTCCATTTATGTGATTTATCTCCTGCATAATATGAACCATCATTTTGTACACCTCTTAACTGATACTTAGCAGCAATAGATGGGTGTATTTCTTGCATAGAAGTTAATTGTCTTTCAGTCATAAGATAACCATACTTATCTATTACATCAGCAACAGTCATCATATCACACTTACCAGCAAAGTTTGACTCTGATATATATCTTGACTCAGGAGATTTTTGATAAAAAGTTAGTACTGGATTCCAAAGCTCTACCTCATAATCATCTTCATTCATTTTAAAATGCCAAAACTCTCTATCAGCAATAAGCATATCTCTAAAACCCATTTCTTCTAACTCATGCATGTGAAACCTTTCTTCATCTACTTTTAATTGATGAGATGCCCATTCCTCAACTAAACTTCTATAGTCTTTAGAGAAAAAATCTTCTATTTCAGGGAGAGATTTTAAACTTTCTGGATCAAGAGCTTGTTTAAACTCTTCTGATTCAGGATCTGCACCTTGATTTATCATTTCAACTGTTAACCTATTACGTGCATCAGTTAATAAGTTTTCTTCTATCATTGCTCTTTTAGATTCAAGCATCTCATTATATGATGTATCGTCTATAGCTCTAAATTGAACTGTATTATATCTTTTTGAAAACTCACCAGTTAACACATTAATAACATTGGGAACAATTGGATAAAACTTTAACTCTAAAGCAGATTCATCTTCTTTAGTTAAAATATCCATTAACTCCTTATATTCATTGTCTTCTTCTACTATATAATCTGTTTTATCAATTATACCTTTTGCAAGTTTATAATTCTTAAGAAGCTTTCTTGCATTTAATCTTAAGTAATCCATTCCTCTTTCTTCTAACCAATCAAGATTCCAGGCAGTCCAATCATCATCTTTTTCTTTTGAAGATATAAACTGAATAGGTTGTGTTAAAGAAGAATTTAAAGCAGAACCTTTTGTTTTAGCTCCCTTCTTAATTTGCATTGCATTAAGTACTCTCATAGTATTCTGTATCAATTATTTGTTTGTAATTTTCTACATATACATATGTAAAATAACCTATTGGGTGTGTGCAAGATGTAATAAATTCAAACATTATTTTAAATTTTTATAGGGGGATCTTGGCCTACGACCTCCCTTTGGTTTATTTCTACCTATATTTCTATAGGCTCCTATATTTAATTTACGGAATTTTTGTGTGTTATCCAACACTTCTAGAGACTTATCTCTCTCTTTACGTTTTATATAGCCCCTATTTGCTTGTTGAATTTTACAAAAAGCCACAAGTGAAGCAAATGATACGAGTCTATCTACATTTAATCCAGGGTAATAGTGTGACATTTCTGTCAACAACATCTTATCAGGAATTCTTTCTACCCCATAAGTTGTTTTATATATTTTACCATCTTCATCCATCTCTTCATCTATTGACTCTCTTAGAAATTCTATTGCATATGAAATAAGATGACTTTTAAATAGTGTACCAGTATTTTTCCAACCATACTCTTGGAATACATTTGCATTTGAACCTAAATCCTTTAGGAATACAATTTGAGATCTTGGTACTAAATACTTTTGTTTCTTTTTTGAAATCATATATTGTATAAACAAAGATATATTGTTTTCAACTAATGTCCAAGCATTATACCACTCTACTATTAAAGATAGTTGTTCATGAGTTTTATTTATGTCATCATATCTACCACACCATGATGCAACAATTTTATCTCCCTCAACAAATGTTTCTAATCCTTCTGGTGTTTCTTTTGTAACTTCTACAGGATTCTTATATACAAATATACTACATAATGAATCTGATGTAGTTGTTTTACCTTCTGAAACAGGATCAATAGATGCATAGTAAGTTCCAAATCCAGGATCCTTAATTGGTCTCTCCCATACAACCAAAACTCCAGTTTTATCTTCTCTTTTTTTATTTACAGGAAATTCATTTATAGGAAGTTTATTTGATGTAGATGCTTTAATAATACCATGTTCTCTTTCAAGTTCAAGATGTTCATAAGAGTATTCTTTATCTTCAATACGTTTAAGTTGTTTTGAAACGTATGCTTGTGGAAAAATTGATTCTTTTCTATATGCAAAAGCTTCTGCAATATCTATTGGTTTCTGTGATACTCTTAATTGATATTGCTCTCCATCAAGTTGTGCTTTCCAAAGTACTCTTTCTTTTTTAATTTCTTTAAGGGCAGTTTGCACATCAGAATTACCATAATCATCTATAAAAGGAGGCATTGACCATTGTTCAGGTATAAATAATCCTGCTGTACCAATAGTACCTTTATTATCCATAAGATTTGTTTCAACTCCTAATATTCCATTTTCTTCAGGTCTTAATATCATTACCTTTAAAGGTTTGCAATGATCTAGGTCACCCACAGATCCTGCAGCTATAAACATACCTGTTGTTAGCATACCAGAAGACATTGCTGGTCGTAAGTATTCATATGTCTGTCCCATCTTAGGTGCTATACCCGCCTCTTCATGAAAGAAATAAGTACATGGACCACCAACTCCAGTTGTTGCATTTTTTTCAAATGAACCACCTTGAATTTTGGACATAAGACCTTTATGTGTTTTTCTATTATTTATTCTGACTTCAATTTTTTGTTCCCATAGAAGGACTTTACCTGGATTGGAAGGTCTGTACCATGCAGTATGTTCATTGAGAAATGTTTTATATTCATCTAAAAACTTCCAAGAACCTTTATCATTTATGTAGTCTTTAAGAGCAGCTCCAACTTTTAGTACTGCACCTTCTTCAAACCAATATTGATTTAATAGTTTACCCATATGAAAATATGAAGAAGCTATCTGTCTTTTCTTTAAGATAGCAACATGTTTGTAGTTTATTTCAGCCATTATCTCATAGAGAGCCATGTGATATTGTGCATCTCTTACCTTTGCAAACCCATATGCTTTTTCTTCCTTATCATAAATAGGTAAAAAATTTAACCACATATAATAATCTCTTGTTAAATACCAAGTGTTTCCTTGATCATTATATATAACACCTTCCCTACATTTATTTTTCTGATCTTCCCAATATTTATTAAAATCTTTTGACCTGAATGGTGCATCACAGTAATAACCTATATCATTAAACTTTCTAGCTTCTTCATTAAATAAAAAAGATGTTTTATTAAAATCATATTTACCAGGTTCTTTAAAAATAGAATCAATAAACAATCTAAATTCTTCTATTGTTTGAAACTCTGTTTCACTCCAAATACCATTGTTTAATGTAGGTACAGTTTTATACATTAATAATTATTGCTAATATATCATGTTGGTCAATTAATAAATGCAATTCTCCATCATGTGTCATTTGTACTGGACTAGCATGTTCACTATATTGCACATAGTTTCCTTCTTGAATATGTTGCACACCTTCCCCAACTGAAATAACATATGCTTTATTTTGTTGTGCTTGTTGAGTTTCAGGAATGTAGATTCCTGAATCACCATATGTTTCAGCTGCTTTAACTTGTTTAATTAGAACTTTGTGTCCAATTGGAATTACTTTTTCTACCATTTTTTTAGTTTTTATTTATTATAATTGATCATATGCTAAACCTTGTCCACCACGGACAGAGCTTTTTTGTTCTTCTTTCATATCATTATATGCTCCTTTAAATGATTGCCTTATTGCATCAAAGTTCTTTGCAGCTGACACTAAAGAATTAATGTTACCATCCCTACCATGCTCTATTTGAGTATTCTCCATATATTTTGCTAATTTATCTATCATAGATTTAATACCCTTGTATGCTCTAAAGGTTGGAGTCTCATATAATTGTGCACATTTGTCTAAGGCAAATCTTATCTTAGGGCACTCTAATGACTCTTCCATTTCAATTTCATCTAGTATTAACTCTTCTTTCTCTGCTTCAAGAACATTAAAAAAAGGATTAAGATCCGGATCTGGACAACTCATATAAAATAAGTACTGGTATATACTTAAATATGTTTTAGGATATTCATCCATAATAGATTTGAGAAATTTCAGTGTATAACAATGTTCTGTTGGTATTACCTTCCCATTCTGTATATCAAATAATTTTATTAACATGTTTTTATTTTTTTCTTAATACTAATAAACTTCCACTTAACCAAAATTTACTACATGAATTTCTTAAGTTTTTAGTTACTTCTTCATCTACTTTATAACCTAAATTAACAAATTTATTTGTAATATATTCTACATCTCTACAATTTACATGACCAAAGCCAGACATATCAGTTAAAGCCCATGTTATAATTAATCCCTTTTTATTATTATTATGTAAGTTTTTAATAAATGTATCTTCATACTTCTTAGGTATATGTTCTCCAACTTCAAGGCTTATTACCCAATCATATTCTTTATCTAAAGATATAGGATCTGCAAGATCTAAAACTATATTAGGATTGTTTGGATTTCCTTCATATCCATCAACATTAAAATCATTATCTCTAAAATAGTTAACAAAGAAACCATTACCACTCCCAAAATCAGCAATATTTTTAATATTTTCCTTTTTAAAAAATTTAACCATTTCTTGAGCAAGTGTCTCATCATCTCCAATTTCATAAAAAAGATCATCTTTAGATTCTGTAATCCACCATCCTTTTTCAGAAATAACAAATGGGAATGGAGAATATTTATGTTTTTTTGCAACCTCAATAGGAATTTTAATTCCAGGTAAAATGGTTTTATAATTTACTAACTCACTCATATCCGTTGCTTCTTTTTTATAATGTAATAATCTATAAGGATAAGGTTTCTGATCATACTTAATTAATTCTCCATCTTTTTTTGGTTCACAAAGATGAGAACCTGTAAGATAGTTAATATCATCTATGGTTGATTTAAATATAGATGTTTTATTAAACGTTGGATCAGGATAACCACATATTAGATCACTAAAAAGTGCATCTTTATCATATCTTATCATTTGATAACCTATAAAACTTATTATATCACCCTTTTCTTCTTTTAACTCTTCTTCATCTATCTGTAATAACTCGTCAATATCACATATTATTATCCAGTCTGCATTTGAGTTTTTCCATATGTTATTTTTAAAATCTGTTTCTTTTCTGACATACTCTGGAAAAGCTTGAGAGCTTTTTAATATCTCTTCTTGTGAGGTAATATTATTACGAAGTTCTGCATAATACATTCTATTATCTCCTAATTCTATTGTGCTAATTTTACAATCTTTAGCTTTAAGAATTTTAATTTCTTTTCCATTATAATTATCTGGATAGTTACTTAAATAAATATTAAAAATACAATTAGGAAATTTACCTCTATAATGATCTAAGTATAGAGGAAGCATCTGAGGATCATTACACTTGTTACCGTTAAAATCTAAAATACTAAATATATCTATCTTCATGATTCTTTATTATCTTTTAACCACATTATTAAAGATCTTACTTCTTCTTTTAGGTATTGTAGGTCATACATCTTTATTTTCTTTATAACTGGTTCACCATTTACATATTTGCTTATAGGATAACCATATTGATCATCTCCTTCTTTTTCAAATGAAACATGTTGAACAATTAATTTACCGGGTTTTAGTTTAGGGTTATGTTTTAATATAATATACATATATAAACTTAATTGTATTGTATAATGGCTAAGATTACAATCATCCATGTGAGATAAAGGTTTATACATCTTTGAAGTTATACCTTCCCAGTTTTTAAAACCTTTCTCTTTTATCTCTTTATTTGTTTTATAATCTGTAATGTTTACTTTACCATTTACAATTGTGACAAGATCAGCTTGACCACATATACCTGAAGATTTAAGATATGCAAAGTGTTCAGGATAGACACCATCACTTAACTTCTGATCAGGAGCTATCTTAACACCTTTAGAATCACTTAAGGGTCTTATTATAGGTACTTCCACCCCTTCACGTTCTATAGTCTTAAAATCAAGCATTCCTTCTTCTCTTTGATCATGATACCAGTTCCCTAGTTCTATAGCTCTTTCACCTTCTTTTTTCCAAATATCTGTAACTTCTTTAGGTTTTAAACCATACCACTTTGATCGTTTATTCTTACAAGACTTTTTTGATTGAGCTTTTGCATCAAACTTAGGTTTAAACATTGCAATAAATGTAGTAACACTAGTCCAAGTAATTTTATCTTTTTCTAGATCTTCATTTAAACTTTCATATATGTGTCCATCCTCTTTAAATATTAC